AAGACTGGTATCTCCGATATGGTGACAATCTAAGGGCTATCATCACGACCATTGGTGGGAATAAGAGTGGCTCAGTATATCTTGCCGACAACTGGAAACAAATTGGTTATACTGCCGGATTACCCGCCAATCGTAAGTCCGTGAGTATGAAATGGGATGATAAAGATGCCATTGCTCAGAAATATGTAAAACCCACAGGTGAAAACAAGAAAATTATATTGATTACGGAGAGAATATGAATAAACAAACCCAAGAGGTATTGACCATATTGCAAGAAGAAGCCGCCGAAGTAATTGTGGAAGTATCTAAATGCTTCCGCTTTGGCCCTTCCGAAGAGAATATCCAAAGGCTCTCAAAAGAAATAGGTGATTTGAGCCTAATGATAGATTTGCTTATTAAAGAGAATATTGGCGTTACCGAAGATAAAATCCAAGAGGCCAAACAAGAAAAGTATAAGAAACTCATGGTATATTCAAGTATTAGATTGGAAAACAAATGAGTAACCTATTATTCAATATCCGCTTTGGTAAGAGACATTTTCAATTAACCAGAGATTGGGAGATATCCTTCAAAGTAAATCCCTTTTGGGTTCGAAATGTTCCCGATAAGTGGTTTGCCATCTATTGTATATTTGGCAAAGAACTATGACAAGATATAAACCACGCTGGTATATCGGAGACCGAGTAAAAGGTATATGGAATAATATACCATTCGTAGGGTCAGTATTGATTGATAATGAAGTAAATCCCGATATAGGACCGATAGTCCATATTAGTGTAGACCTGCCAATCAAGTATAAAGATAGGGTATATACGATAATCAGTAGTAAACCAGAGAAAATAGAATCCAAGAAATGAATTTAAAGTCTAGGTATGAAATAAAACCAATTGACCGAAAACTTGCCAATGAAATACAAGTAAAATACCATTACTTGCACACCAAGGCTTCTTGTGTATATGCCTTTGGTCTTTATGAATCCAATCAAATTGTTGGTGTTATACTATATGGTAATCCAACTGCACCGACCACCCTTGATATCTGTGGATTCTATAACCGCAAAAATGTAATTGAAATCACCCGGCTATGGATTCAAGACAATACCCCTAAGAATACCGAATCTTTTTTCATAGCTAATACCCTTAAACTCATCGATAAACCTATTATTGTCGCATTTGCCGACCCTGATGCCGACCATATTGGTATAGTATACCAAGCTGCCAATTTCAATTATACCGGTAAATCAGAGAGAAAAAGGGGGTGTTATCTCCATACGAAACAACACTATACACAATAAAACCCTCTGGAAACAATATAAAACTGCAAAGAAAATCCGAGAAGTATTTGGTGAACAGAATGTATATTATAAACCATATTCCACCAAATATAGATATGTGTATTTTAAAGATAAGAAATACCAAAAAGAACTGAAATATAGTATAGTGCCGTATCCAAAAAGGGTAGTAACCGGGTTGAGCGCTGGGACGCATGGAGAGTGAATAAGAATTAATTGCAACTGGCATAGAAAGTGTCGCAGAAAAACAACAGAAAGTTGCGAAAAAACAACAGCGAAAACCCTTGACAATTGCCGCAATGTGCCATAGAATCCAACCATGATGATTAATTTTGCAATGTTTACCGAGTCCGGCAACGCTGCCGTGGCGAAGATTGTCGAATGCGCTGAGACTGCGGAGCTCCCGTGGTCTACTGTGGATCGCATGTTGACCGCTCTGGCGACCCATCCACTCTACTCTGAGGCGACCGATACGGCGGTGCGAGAAGCCGTCTATTACACTCTTGGTTTTGATAAGGCCTGATATGACCTACACCTACTCTGACGATTATATCTCCGACCTCCACAAGGATGCCTATGGTATGCGGCCTGGTGAGGGGTTCTGGACCCGTTGGTCTACAGCGACCGATGCCGAGAAGCAACAGGAGTGGGACTGGTTGGTGCAGGTCCTTGAGCGGTCTATGGAAGAGGAGAAGCTTAATTTCCAGTCCTGCATTGCTCGCTTCGAAGAGCGCTTGGCGGGTCTGCTCGAACTAGGCGCCAAAGATAAGGCGATGGCCATTCGGTGGTTGGACGAGGCGTACCAGACCAATGGCGACCTCGAATTCCTAGAGTGGAATCTGGGACTTCCCTTTGGCCACTTGAAGACTGTTGCGTGAAAACAACGGGTTCCGAGGGGGGCTTGACAATTGCCCGGATCCAGATAGAATGGCACCATACTAAGTGAGGTTGATATGACGATTCTGATGATTGCTCTGGTTCTGTTCTCCGTTCTGATTCTGGCTGGTTCTCTGGTCGGTTCTTCGGTTTCTACCCTCGGCTAAGATTTGCCGCAATAAACCCTTGACTCTGATAGGATACTGGTGTCCGCTATGAATATTGATGATATTAATGCCCTTTGTGCTGAGATAGCCGAAGAAACCCTTACTGAGGCTGTGAATGATTACTGTGATATGCTTGATGAGGAATGGATTGCCATGATGGAGGCCAGTTTCCCTCGGTATCACGGTCCAGATATTGATTGTGAATTTTAACAGGAGTCCGAGTTGGCTTTGCCAGACCGAAAGGCGTAAGGACTCCTGTTGCTTTTTTACTACACTCTGTAGCTCTTGACAATTGTTTAAATGTGCCCTATACTGGCACCATGTTGATTTTGAAAGGAAATGAAATGACTGCTCGTCCCGGTTCTTTGAATGATATGGCTACCACTCTGGCTGCGAAGCGTACTGCTCTCAAGGCACTCCGTGCGGAGGTGAAAGACCTCGCCGCTAAGGTGAAATCTGAGCGAACCATCGCTAAAACTGTTAAGGCTGATGCGGCTGCCCTGCGCCGTGTGGCTCGTGAAGCGAAGGCCGCTGCGGCTGCTGAGAAGCGTGCAGCTCGTATCGCTGCTCTTGAAGCCCGCCTGTTGGCAATGAAGGTCGGTCCTGTGGGTACCGCTGCGAAGCGTGCGGCTCGTAAGGCTGGTCCCGTAACCATTGTTGAGGTGACCGCTTAATGTGGAATCTTGAAGGCCTTACAGTAAAGGGCCGATACATGGGAGAATTCCCTGTGGTCGGCCGTGTGGAGCTTTCTCGGGTTCAGTATGGTGGCCGTGTGAGTCACCATATTGTCTTGGAAGAGCCGATTGTGGTCTATGGCGCCACAAGGGATCGGGTAATTCTGGAACACGAACGGGTTGAACAGGTAATGAATTGAGGCTCTATTGAGGTATACTGTAAGCCACGGGTATGATCAAGCCTGAGTAACTATGTGCATAATTGCGGTAATTCTAGACTATCCCGCATGAGCATAGCAAATAGTACAGTATACCTCAATGGGGCTTACTATTACCTCACTGAGACACTATAGGATGTTAAAATATATTGGATTAAGGATCCCTTACTGGATGTTAAGGGATCCACTAAGGGATCCACATGTTCATTCTATTCTTCTCTCTTCAAAAATTCCGCCGGATCCAAAAAGTCCCTGGAGTACGAGCTCCAAAAAATCCGCCGGAAAAAATTTTACTCTAGGAGTTTGATATGGGTCTTGATATGTACCTTCGTGCGAAGCTTTATTTGAGCAACTATGATTTTCGTCCTGATGAAAAGGCTCTGAACACCGCTATTCGGGAGACTCTAGGTTTCTCTCATTGGAATGATGAAACTGTCTCTGCGGAAGTTTCTCTGACTGTTGGTTATTGGCGTAAGTCTAATCAGATTCACCGATGGTTTGTAGAGAATATGCAGCATGGTAAGGATGAATGCCAGGAAGTTTGGGTGGATCGTGTAGGTTTGGAAAAACTACGGGATACTTGCGCTCAGGCTCTGGAAAAACGGGATCCTTCTCTCCTGCCTCCTCAGTCTGGATTCTTCTTCGGTTCTACTGATGTGGATGAGTGGTACTGGGAAGATGTGGAGAGGACACGGGATCTTCTGGATCGGATTCTGGCAGATGAGCGTCTGAAGAATTGGGAATTTTATTATCAGTCTTCTTGGTGATACATATGGATATGATTAAAATTGTGATTAACCGCTGCTACGGTGGTTTTGGTCTTTCTGCTGGAGCGTTGGCAATCCATGCTTCACGGACAGGAAAAGAACTGTATGACTGGGAAATTCCTCGGGATGATCCGATACTGGTTGAAATTGTAGAGGAACTCGGTGAACGAGCAAATGGTCCACATTCGATACTAAAAATCGTGGAAGTTCCCGAAGATGTGAACTGGTATATTGAAGAATATGATGGACTCGAATGGGTGGCAGAGCGCCATCGAACTTGGGAATAAAAATGAACGAGAAACTTGAAGAACTACAAAAATTGGCCACCGATGAAATCATGGGCGTGAAAATCGTGGACCAAAAAAAGTTTGCAAAACTCATTATCGATGAGTGTATCGTAGCGGTCAAGCAAACCAATACTCACCACGCTTATACCTCTTACGACCAAAATTTAATTCAGGCAACCATAGGTAAAAGCGTGGAAGCCATACGAAAACACTTTGAATGAAATCTCTGGTATTATCAATTACTGATTTTATTCGTGAGGATTGGAAAGAAAATCCAGTCCGCACAATATTAGAAATAATGGCCTGGACTACCAGTATCGCCTGTAGTATTCTTATGGCCGCTACAGTCCCGGAACCGCCGTTTCTGATACTGTATCCACTTTTTGTATTTCATTGTATTATTTTTGCATATTGTGCTTATACCCGTGGAAGTACGGGTATGCTAGCAAATTATATAATGCTTTCTGCAATTGATACCATAGCTCTCATTCGATTGATTACTTTATAGGAGAACACATGAGTCGGCCCGAAGTTAAAATTTTAGCAGTAAGTAATGTTTATTGCCGCTTAATGAATTTTGTAAAAAAAGGTGACCAAGAAATAGGACATTATCATGGGTATGACCACGGCACATTATTGGCCTCTGGTAAACTTTTAGTTGAGAAACTAGATGAAAATGATAAGGTGAACTATACAAAAGAATTTGTTGCACCATCTTTTATTTTTATTGAAAAAGATTCTCGCCATGTTCTAACGGCTCTAGAAGATAATACTGTGGCGACCTGTATTCACGCTCTTCGAACAATTGATGATGAAATTATTGATCCGGATTTTTTAGTTGAACAAAAAGAATTTGCGGATACTATTGAGGAAATTACGGACGAAAAACCTTCAATAGGTAAAGAATTTTATGATCGTGGATTAATTTATAAAACTTTGGCTAGCCATCAAAAGAAATGACTACTTTTTGGTTAATACTCAATTGTGCTTTTGCGGTATGGATGTTTAGCGCTGCTACTGAAGAACTCCGTGAGAAAAGTAAATTGTTTTGGCTGATAATGATTTTCGGCTCCGCCTGGAACGCCGCCACAGTAGCGGCCGCCGTGTTGTAGGAATACAACAAAATACCTGTTTAAAATCAAGAGCTTAGCCGGCTCTTGACAATTGCTCATTCTTGCCCTATAATGGCTACATGATGAGTGATAAGAAGATTTCTGAAATTTGTGGCTATGTTGGCATGATACTGATTCATTCGGCTACTCTGCCGCCAACATTAAAGGTTATTCTCGGTTATGCAACTAATCTCCCTCCAATTGAAATGATTCTTTTGGTTTGGACGGGATTATTTCTGTTTCTAATTCGTGCAATATCGAATAATGATAAGTTATATATTTTGAGTAATTCGATTGGTTTCTTTTTCAATAGTGTTTTACTCGCCATTATTGTTTTTAAGTAATGTTGCTTTTTTGCAACAGGCTTGACAATCTTCGAAACCTGACATATAATAACACCATGAAAAAGCGTTCTGACCGTAACTATGTTCTGTACCAGGTGACTTGCGTAGACACCGGTGATTCCTACATTGGTTTGACTGTCGCTCAAGGCCGTGCGTTTCTCCGCTCGGTCAAGGTTCGGTGGCAGAAGCATGTATCACGGGCATTCCGTGAAAACAAGAACTGGTCGTTTTGTGAATTTCTCCGTAGCCACCCGGAAGCTGAGTATCGCTATGAAGTGGTCGAAGTTGTTCGTGGTCGCAAAAATGCCTATCAGCGAGAGCGTGAAATTATCGCTGTCGTTGAACCTTCGTTGAATACTTTCTAAGGATTGAAAATGAGTAAGATGGGTGCTTTGGTTCTTGAGATTCAAGAAGCAATTTCTGAAGATGTAATGTCGTTTGAGCAAATCGCTCGGGTCTTTGATGTTCCTGTTTCTTGGGTGCTCGAAGCGGCCAAGATGATGGACGATTATGAACAGTATTGCCAGGAAGCCGTTGATGATACCATGGACGGTGACCATGCAACTGCGCTTGCTTCTGCCGGTTTCGGTACCGATGAAGACTATGGTGGTACCAATGATTCTTGGTATGAAGACCAATACGACCTCGGTGATTTCTGATGCGATATATAATTGAATCGGTGAGTCCAAATATTTTTTGTGTGGTGGATGCTTACACTCGCACGATTATGAAGATTCTCTCGGATGCGGAGACAGCCGAAGAATGGGTTGATTATTACAATGATATGGTCAATCCAGAACTTTACGGGAGCACAGCATAATGCGAGGTTTTATCAATAACGAACATGACCGGGCTAATCTCAGATTTTTGATGAGAGCTGATGAGGCGTCTTTGCGTGTTTGGTATAGCCAATGTGATGAAGATGATATTCGATATGCTCAAGAATTATTTGCAGCATATTCGGCCGAAATTAGAGAAATGACCCGAGAACTGATGCTCGAGTGTGAACTTGCGAAGTTGGATCATTTTGCTGATGCAGAGATGGTGATTTCTAATATTAAGGAAAAACAAAATGGAACAGATGGAACTTTTTGACGATAAGCAAAATAGGCGCTTTGGTGTCTTCATTGATTATGATACGGCAGACCGAATCACGGTGGCTAACTTACAGAGTTATGGTAATTCTCTGATTGAACAATTGAAAGACCATTTTGAAAAAGGCGCATGGCTGCATCCTGAAGATATTCCAGCCATGGAAAAAACTGTCGAAGCAATTCGTATTGTATTGAAAGATTACGGTGAAACTCTCTAGGATTAAACCTCGCAATTTGGTTGCGAAGGATTTGCGTACACCCAAATATCGTATGCGTGTTGTCGCTACGAAGAAACTCTACAATCGTAATGTAGAGAAAAATAATACTCGCAAGGAGGTTGCTTATGTCGGATGTTTCGAGTGAAACTTTCGATGGTTTTTCTTTCACACCAACTGACGACGAAGAAGATTTGGAATTAGCATTCTTCAAAGTGAAGCGTGAAATGGGAAAACCAATCGACTCAACCTCGGTAGGCGACATGTTTCATGTGGCCTTTTTTCGTATGAGCAAAAACAAACCGCCCGAATTCGATGAAGAATTTGAAGCCGTTTTTGCTGATCCGAAAGTGTATGTACAAAATTTGATCGGCGCAAAGATATGCGGTACATTTCTACGCAAGACCGAGAACTCTGGTAATTTCTGGAAAGAATACCTCAATGACCTGAAGACTCAGTGTAAAATGACTCAAATACAAGTATTGATGCAGGCGATTTCGAAACCAAAAAATTAATTTATCGAGGACTATATCATGCCTAATTGGTGTAATAACACAATTGAAATTCGTGGTCTAAAAGAAGAACTGGACGACTTCGAATCATTTCTCAAAGAGAAAGATGGTAAAGACTGGTTTACATTCTTTCGGCCACTGCCTGATGATTTGAAAGATGATGGTTGGTATGAGTGGTCAATCAATCATTGGGGTTGTAAATGGAATTGTGATGCACAGGACTGGAATCGTGTAGATGAAAATCTAATCACATTTTGGTTTGATTCGCCTTGGGGGCCGCCAATTGCTTTGTATGAGTTTATGACCGAAGAAGGTTTTAATGTTTATGCTTCTTACCACGAAGAAGGTATGTGCTTTGTTGGTGAATTTACCGATGGTTTTGATAGCAATTTTGAATACAGTGATGTAGAATCACTAGATACTGTTCCAGATAACTTGATTGAACAGTGGAATTTGCGTGAAATGCTTGAAGACCGTGAATTTTGGGATAAGGAAGATGATGATGAGTGAAAAATCTATGAAAAAAGACAGTCAAATCAACACTCCTGAAGGGAGAAAGTGGCTGCGAGACATGTTGCGAGTCGGTGAAATGACTGTGACTTTCGAAAAACTTGACGGAACGACACGAGAAATGCGTTGTACTTTGCTCGAGAGTGAAGTTCCTGAAGAAATGAAGCCAAAAAACAGCGGAAAAGCGCAAAGTGATGAATCGATTGCTGTTTTTGATCTTGAAAAACAAGCTTGGCGTTCGTTCCGTTATGATTCCGTGCGACAAATTCGTTTCTCTATTGGTGAAGAGGTGTGAAAATGAGTGAAAAGCGTCTTTTTGTTATTGAAACTGTGAACAGTTTTTCTGAAGTTCACATTGTTGAAGCAGAAAATGAAGAAATGGCGAAAAAAATTGCTGAAAATTCAGACTACAATGCTTCAAAATGGCTC